TGATTGTGCTTGTTCACTTTGTCTTCCAACTGTTTCAGCCGAAACTCAATCAACCGTTGGCTGGTGATAATACCCAGCAGACTTCCGACCGCCGTTCCTGCCAGTGACAGCAACGCCACGATTATTGTTTCACTCATCCGCACCACCCCCTTTGCAGTCAAATCAAGTCCGCGCCGGGAAATTGTGCTCTGAGTTCCTCCACCTGTGCAAGCGTCAGCCCCGGAATTTTGATTGTATATGTTTTGATTGTGGGCTGTTCGCCATTCAGCACTGCCCACGTTTTTGCGCCGACAATGCCATCAGCAGACAGCCCGTTATCTGTCTGAAAAAGCGTCACTGCCGCCAGAGTGCGCTTGCCGAAAATCCCGTCAGCCGTTCCGCAATCATAGCCACGGCTGTTCAGCATTTCCTGCAGGCGTTTGACATCTGCTCCACGGTCACCCTTGCGCAATGTTGGCAATGGTTTTACCTGACCGCCACGAATGTCCGCTATTTCCTCGGCAGTGTACAGACCCGCAGGAATCCCGTAATGCGTCCAGCGTTTATCAAGCGGCTTGCGCTGAACACCGTTTCCGCACTCAATCGTTTCACCGCCGCCAATGTATAGCCCTGTGTGGCTCATCTTGCCGTCCCGCTGGATGAACACACAGCACACACATTCTGGCATATCCGCGATTTCGCCACGCTCAAGCCAATTTCCCTTAGTCTTGTATTGCGTGGTTGCGCCGTCCCCGTATAGGTCAATGCCGACCTGTTTCAAACACCAGTCAGTAAAGCCCCGGCAGTCAAAACATCGGTCGCCTTGCCACTGGCAACCATCACAATTCGGTTTCGGGTTGTTGCTCCGCAGAACCTGACATTTGCTGATGATTGCAGTGTGCTCGGAGTGCAGGCCATAGCGTTTTCTGCGCTCCGCTGGTGTGCATAATGCACCCCATGCACCGAAAACATAAGGCGAGCCGAGTTGACTGACCGCCGCCTCGACTACGCGCAACGGCATATCACTCATCCCCGGCTCACCTCCTGTTTCCCGCGCTTGCAAGAAAATTATAGCATGGCGGTTTTACCGTGTCAATACATTTGCAAACATTTTTTGAAAATATATCTGAGTTAAAGTGTTATTTATTGTGTTAATTGACAATGTTGGAATCAAACATGATCCGTTCTAGCATCTTTACACATCCTGCATCATTCGGGTGTATCCCGTCCGGGAATAATGTTGTATCGATTGCCGCACTCAAATCATTATTGACGTGAGAAACATAATCAAACATAACACCGTCAACATCATACCCGTCTATAACTGCGTTCTTTTCTGCAAGGTTCATACCACCAGAAACATCTGTTGGAATGTGATTAAGATACAGCTTTATTCCGTTTTCAGCGCACTTTGTTTTTATTGTGCCGTAAAGAACCCCAACAGACGGGTCATTCGTTCCGATGGTAACGAACAGCACCTTCGGCTTGATAATACTGTATTCCGTGTCGAATCTTGCGACAATATCCGAAATAATGTCAGATGCTTCCGCAGAAATAACGCTGTTCGGAACTTGCTTCCGTAGTAAGTTTGCAAATCCTTTTGAAGGTTTGCTTGCTCCAACGCCTTCGGTAATACTATCACCGCAGATGCAAAGCACAGGATGATCAATGATGGATACATCAAAACTATGGATAACAAACGGCGTTCCACTTGCAAGAGAAAAACCGTAAAATCCTATCAGCGAGCCACCCGCCCATGAATCATCAATGTGGATTTCTCCCGCCTCTGCTCTGGTTGCAAAATTGCATACTTTCAATTCATAATGCTGTTCGTTTTTGATGATATCAACAACATATTTTGTGCCGGAAACGATAGAAACATCACCCGTCACAACAAATTCACCCGGAACAATCGTGCGTCCGTTCAATTTGCACATCTTCAGTTTTCCGGAGTTGCAATCAATGACGAACATGCTTTCATTCGGATAGCCTCCAGTTGTTGCTCTGCGGTAAAGGTGGATATTCATCACGGTTGACGAATAAAGAGTAACAACAACACGGGCTGTGCGTTTGTCTGCGGCATAGTTGCGGTTCAATCCGATTGCGTTGGTCAGCACATTGTTGACATAACCCCCGGTTTCCGTTGGTGTTAGTGTGTGGTTCGTTGTGTCAAAAGTCCAGATATTTTCCCCGTTCAATTCTACCCAATCCGCTTTTTGTGTAATGAAATTGTCATGGAACACGGATACATACGGATTCCCCGGTATAGAAGCGATTTCATCTGCATATTCCTTGCATTCTGCAACTGCATCATCAACATCTTCTAACGTGGCATTGTTTTTGTTATACAGAGTAACAATATTCGCATAGGATTTATGCCCACAGAAAACAACATATCTTGCAGTTGCCGGAAAATCAGACTTGTTAAACGTAATGTCTTTTTGCTGATCGGATGCGTGGGTATAATAACCAGAAACGAAAGTCGCAAACGAATTGCTTGTGTAATAGGCAATATTACAAACAACGCTTGTCGAATACGCAAAATTGACAATGAATTTCTCACACCTATCAAGCGGAATAAATGCACTATAGCCCCATCCGCTGTTTGTCTGTGGTTGTCCTGTTGCGCTTATATATCCGTTATTACTCAAAGCAGGATTTATAGTGTTAAAGTTGATTGCATCTATTTCTTCATGGATTTCTGAAACTTCATCATCAAACGCATTGGCATACGAAATATATGACAAAACATCTGCCGGAATATCCGCCGGAGTAAAGTTAGCATTATCGGTTCGTTTTATTGTAATCGCATAATAATGAGCCGGGTCAAGATTGACCCTATAATCCAATGTCTGATATTCGCCAACTCTGCCGACAAAAGCAGACTCGCTTGCAGTTGTGTATTCGTTAAGCTGGATTTTGAAACCGCTTTTAATCGTAAACGGTACAAACCCGATAACAGAACCGAAATTGACAAACCCGGTACGGCAGATATTTTGAGCTAAACCAAAAGTGCCATTATCACGCACCCACCCGGAAACCCAATCCGTAACGGCGTGAGTTGTTGGGGTCATTGCTCCGTCCAGAACAGTTATAGTTGTTTCGTTGAAAGCGCTCTTTAAGTCGTTTACATCACCAACACTTGCACCATCAATATTCTCCCTCGCCTGTGCTTTCTGCGTTTCTGTCAGCGTTTGCGCAGAATCATACCTGACCGCTTTCGTTGCCGCCGCATTCGCCGCCGCCGTGGCCTGTTCACAAGCATCAATCTGCGCAAGCAATTCACTGATGTCCGGGACGGCTTCACCGCTATCAATCAGGTCGCCAGCGACTGTTCTCTGCACTGTGCCGATTGCGGCATAAATGCAAGTTGTCGTTCCGCTGACCGTGTTAAAAATGGCAAGCTGGAATCTCCCCGGCACGTTGTAGCAATCCTGATGCAGTGTGATAACCGCCTTGCCATTCGTCACACTGCCAGTCAGCAGGATTGTCGTGTTGTTCGCCCTCATAAACCGCGCCGACACACTGCCAGTCAGCGCCAGCGGATTGCCGCCTTGCATCGCGGAAATGACGAACTGGTGTGCTCCGCTTTCGTTCGTAAAGGTCATGCCATGCAGTGAATCAACCGTAATGGGCGCGTCCAGAAACGCCGTCTTGTTGATAACGATGTTCGCCATGCTGGTTTACTCCTTCCTCAATGCCACCGTAATGGCGTTGTTTATGTACTGTATCATCTGTAGAGATGTATACCCCTCAAAAACCTGCGGCTCATCATCAGGCCACTCAACGATTGTGCAGACCATTCTGGCAGTTTTTGCTTTGTCTCCGAACACCGCAAGTGCGTCTGCGAATGTCTGAATTTCTGAACAACTCAGCCACAACACATTATTGGATTCTCCGCACATTGTTGCAGTGTATTTTGTGCCGTCTGCCATTTCAAGGATTCTCACGGTATAATCACCTCCTGCGAACCGTCTGCATTGACTCGGATAGTCTCACCGCCAACAATGGTTTCACCTCGTTCAGCGGCTTCTGCAAGCCGTTTCTGCCGTTCTGCCCGTTTCTTTTCGATTTCCGCTTCTTCTGCTTTTCGGATTGCTTCAATTCTGTCCTGCTCGACTTTTTTCATCTGTTTCAATTTCTGGAACATCCCGACCACTGTTACACAGTTCTCAACACTTTTGACAGACAGAGAATCAAGGTCAACAATCAAACTCTGAATAAGTGTAAGTGTATCCATGCAAAATCCCTCCATTAGCTATTACTGCCAAACTGACCAAGATAATAAATGTGGCTCTTTGATGTACTAATACTACCATCTGACCAACCTGTAACCAAATGCCCACGGTGCGAACCTGTTGGGCCTGTTGATGTAGACCCGTACAAATATGTGGCAGATGGTCCAAGAGTCAATTCTGGTTTTGTATAGGTTACTCCAGTCAAAAACGTTGCATCTTCCAAACTGAGTGCGCGTCCACCGAATGAAAAACTCTGACAAGATAGTTGTCCATTTATCTGAGCCGTTGTTGCAATCAATGTCGAAAATGAAGATAAACCAGCCTTTAAATTGTTAAGTTCACCACTCACCGCTTCAAGGTTTTGTATTGTGGCGTACTTCGCTTCAATGGTTGTGGCCTTTGCATATTCACCCAAATCAACCATTTTTGCTTGTATCTGTATTCCTTCTGGTGACAAGTTGATTGCAGAAATGATGCCAGATTTTTCAACCCTCAACTCTATCAAATCACTGGCAATCTTAAACAGCGATGTTGCCGCTTGCTGTGCTTCGCCGATTTCCGTTTCTGTGGCTATTAATTGGATATACCGTGCAGTCTGTTCAAACGCCGTTTCATATGCAAGCTGATACCGCTCTTGCAATTCGTCCCAGTAGGATTCAGACGCAATGATGGCAAACCGCTGGTCATCTTTCTCGACCTTCATGTCGTACTTGATTTTTAGAATATCGAGTTCTTCTTTCAAGTCTTCGACACCGCCACCGCCGCCACCGCCGCCACCACCTGTGGCTTTTTCGACCTTCTTTTTCAGTTTGTCAAGCTCGGACGCAAGGTTGATTGCTTCGTTGGCAAGCGTTAGTCTGCATTTCCCAATATCGTCATACACTGACTGATAGTAAATGCTGGTGATAAGTTCGTTCTCGACCGTGTTGTACTCCGGCAGCGCAAGACGGTACATTGTGCCGAGCCGATAATAATCAAGGTTTTCGCCCGTTATCTGAAACATGTGCTGTGCGTCAATCGAGATTGACACTTTCGGACGCTTGTGCAAGTTCAGATATTTGTTGACAATTGCGACACGTTCTTCTGCAGTAAGCGCGTCTCCGGAATCCAGATATTCCTCCACAACGCCATACTGGTTGATTGTGTCTGCGTCAATATAGCCGCCCGTCACGCCATCCACATATACCCTTGTGCAGAGTTCGCTATCATCGTAAGACACAACACAGCTTGAAATGTTTCTGGACAACCGCCCTTCTGCTGATGCCACTGTGGGCTTGCGTCTAATATTGATACTCCACGGCAGACCTTCAACCATGTTGAAATCTGCATAATAATCAGGCAGTTGGTCAAGCAAATCCATAAACAGGTCAAACAGCGTGTCGTGGTTAACCTCAATGTTTATCTGGTCAGTGCTTGCTTGAATCGTCCCAACAACCCACGGCACAATATTATTAATCCGTACATGCTGTGACGCAAGAATCTGTGTCAGCACTGTCTGAGCATCCCCGGCATAGACAGTTTTCTCGACATCCGTTTTGGTGCTGATTTTGTCCTTGTCGGGAGTTGTCTGACCGCCATCTCCTTCCCCACTGCCGCCGCCATCCTTCGGATTCGCAACTGGTGTTTCTTCCTGTGTCTGTTCCTGCGTTTCTTCTTGCGTTTCTGTCTGTGTTTCTGTGTTGTTGGCAGATTGTACAGTCAGCGTTGCCGCATCAGATACAACCGCCGCCCCGGTGGCATCCGTGATAATGCACCGATATTTGTAACCATTCCGGGCAGAGATTGCGCCGATTGACAGTGACGCAGTTGTCGCAGACTGCGCGGCAGAATTCGTCCAGTTGCCTGACGGGCTTCTGTATTGCCACTGATAACTGAGATTGTTCCCGGTGGCTGTCACACTGAAAACCGCTGTGCCACCCTCCGCAACCGTTGCGTCTGCTGGTTGCGCAGTGATTTTCGGCGCGGTCACTGTGACAACATTCAAACCTTCATTCGCTATGCTGTCATCCAGTATGCTGATAGCGTGTTCCAGCATGACCGTTGTTTCCCCAGTGACATAATCCTTCTGCAAGTTGGACACACGGTAAATGCCCTCTTGCCCGGCCGGTGAACACATCTGCACGAAGTCCCGGATTGTGATTTCCTCGTTCTTCGGCAGAATCATTGTCGCACTGGACGGCGGCGAAAGTTCCAATGACAGTGACGCACTGACCGGATGCAACCGCCCAACGATATTCATGTTCTTGTCGTAGAGCATCGGCAGTGATATTTCGGTTGTCTGTCTCAATAGTAAAGCCCCCTAACCTTGAACACCACATTAACGCTCTTGTTCGCCGTGAAGCTGACATTGTTTTCCTGCCCAGCCACGGCGCGGAGGTCATCACTGCTATATGGAGTGCGTTTTTCAAGCAGGCTGTTGTTGTTACCATCCCGGATATGCAGGAAATGCTCATCATCATACCTGATGTGGATTTGCGCACCGTTTGCCATGCCCGTCATCCCAGACACGGTCATTGTCGTGCTCCCGACATTCAGTGTGAAGTTCGTCAATCCCGCCGCCCTTGCAGTTATGTCAACCTCAACAAATCCATCTGCGGCATATCCTCCGCACAGAAGTTTACCAGACCCGGAAGTGCCTGTCAAGGACAATGTTTCTTCAAGTTCATCTTCCCAGTATGGCAGACCCGGAGCGAAAAACACCAACGACAACTCATCCGTCCAATTCAGCGCAGACGCAATAACAGGCGGTGCTTTGCACAGTACGTGCAACTGCTCACCGATTCTGTCATTGGTTTTCAGAATGCCGCCGTTGACAGCCCATTTTGCGACATCCTCACAAATCCGCTGTCTATCCGCTGGCCTATAGCGGTGTATTTCAAACGTGATTGTAACAGTCGCATCCCTCAGATACCTATTGGACAGATAACCGCCATTTGACCGCGCACGGCTGGAAAAATAATCTTGGAACTGCACATCTGCATACTGAATGTCGTGAATCAGAATGTCGGGAGATATGCTGTCCATTGGTACATCGTCCAGCCACACTCTGTATCTGCTAATCATATTCCATACCTCCGTGCCCTAACCTGTGTTGCGAGGTTACTGCTAACCCGTTCTGTCACAACATCACCGACACGTTCACCGTTCATGTTGATAGACACACCAGCCATAGCCACACGAACCGCATTTGCAACCGCGCTTGCGAGTTCCTGCGAATTTATGCCGCCAACACTGCCGCCATCCCCATTGCGCCACTGCCGAGCCTGTGCCTGATTCAGAATAGTCTCGCCACGGTGCAGGCTCGCAACATATCCATCATACGGCACATAGTTCAGACCGCTTGCGCGCATGAACGTATCATCAAACACTGCACCAAGCCCAGTATCATTGATACCTCGCAAACCATAAGTGCGGAAATTGACAGCAACATTGATGTTCCGAGGAATTCCAGCAATCTGTGACTGCAAATCCGTCAAATACTGATTCGCCGCATTTGCATATTCCTGATACTTCGCTTGCGCATCTGCGAGGTCAGCATTCATAGTTTCAATGTCTGATTGTATAGTTTCAATTTCTGACTGCAATTCTTGGAAGTCATTCAGTGCATCCGTTGCCACATCAATCTTTTCAAACTGCTGGTCAGTAAGATTTTCCTGATTCAACTGGTCAATCAAATACATCAGTTCAAGATAATTTTTGGACGCAATGTCTTCTGGTCTATAGCCCTCCGTTTCACTTAAACCGATTTCCTGCAATACCTCATTCAGATTTTTTTCTGCTATAGACCGTTTCGCCGTTGCACTTGTTTGTTTATCAATCAGGTCAATTTGCTTTTCAACAACCTTGCTGGCCTGTTCGGCAAGAACATTCTGTTTGTCTTGTAACGCTTGTGCCACTGCCTGCGCACGAGCATTGTTAAACCATTCTTCCGCAGTCTGTTTGAGCTCGTCTCCCTGTGCCTTGATTTTGCCATTCACAAAGTCTATCTGGGTTGCAAGGTTCGGGCATAACGTGATAAGTTGTTCTGCAACCCCTTGCCATATTTCCAGATTTGTAGCCGCATTGCCAGTGCTGTCCGACATGCTGACAAGCGTATCAATCAAACTGGATACCTTTGCTTCGTTGTTGTCGGTTTCTGCGAATGCTTCTTTCATCGAATCATCAATGTCGGAAAACCATTCGTCGATTCCCTTTTCCTGCGTCCTGCCGTTAAAAAACGCTACAATCTGCGTAATCATGTTCGCCGCATCAGTCAGCAACGGGAACAGCCCAATGACGATATTCTGTTTCAACGCATCAATGGCAGAGTTCATGCTGTCAAGCGCATCACCGTATGCAACGCCCTTTTCTATGTCTTCTCCCGACATAATCAAGCCGAGTTCACGCGCACCTTCCAACAAGTCTTGTATGCCGTCAACACCACTGTCTAACAGTGCATTCAACCGCTGACCAGCACCGCGCCCAAACAATGCTTCTGTCAGTGCTCCGCGCTCAGGAGTTGAATCCATCTGCGCCAAAGAAAACAACACATCAGACAGCAACGATTCAGTGTTTCTATAGGTTTTCGGGTCAATCTGCAATGATTCCAGCGCGGCAGTGACATTTTCGCCGACTTCCATGCCAGCCATTGTTTTGTTTAGGTTGCTTATACCACGGGAAATGTCGCTAATGTTTGCGCCACTCTGACTGAGCGCATAATCCCACTGCTGATAGGCTTCGGAAGAAATCTGCAACGACCGAGAACCTTTGTCCACTGTGTCGGCATATGATGCAGTCATCTGCACTGCCTGTGCTATTGCGGACGATATTTTATCAATAACAGCAACGACACCAGCAACGGTCAGTGCGTCCTTGATTCCTTCTGCAATGCCTGTCATGGCTTCACCGAATGCAGAGCCCTTGCTTTCGGCCTGTGTCATGCTTGATTCATATTCGCTTGTATCCAGCGTCAACCGCGCCATCAGGTTAAACAAATCCATACAATCACCCCACTAACCGCCCAGCTTTTTGACCATATCCGAAACGATTGTTTTGCTATCCCGCTTGTCAATTCGTTCTGGCATCCAAACAGAATTTACATATTCTCCCGGTGAGATAACACCGTCATAATGCCGTTTAACAAGCAGATATATCAATTCTGTCTGATACCGTTCTATCTGTTCACGCCTAACCCGCGCCGCCAGTACAGACCGCAAAGCCACTGCATTCAGCGGCACATTGCTTTCCGTTAATGCGAGGACACATCGTCCTGCTCCGTAGGCGCGGACTGTATAAAAAAATCTTGCAGTTGTTCCTCCCACGCCTTTTTGAAATCAGCAAGGATTTCTGCGCCGTTCATGTCTATTACTTCCTGCAACGGTTTCCCTTCAACCGCTGCCATAATGCGCAGTGTGTCCATGCGGTGCTTTTCTCCAAACAACAGCGGGAACAGTTCTGCATATGTCCGCAAGATAAAGCGAAGTCCATTACGCTGTTTCAGACCAATACCGCGCATTGTACACCGTCTAAACGCTTCAAATACCTCATTGTCTGCCGCAAGATTGCCCATTGGCTCTGCGCATTCTACTAACAACGCAGACAGTTCAAGCGTGTTCATATCCTTGATTTTCTTCATGTTGGAATCCTCCATAAACGTAAAGGGAAGGAAAACGGCAAATCTGTTTCCCCTCCCTTTGTAATTAAGTCACTGGCAGTAATCCACTGCGAGCCCTGATAAGGTCACGCCGCAGGGTCGAGGAAAATCACCTCGAACGGTGCGTAGTCATAATCCTCAACACTATCCTGATAGGCGTGGAACTCAAACGGGATAATACCTTCACCCTTGTCGGTAAAGGTCAGCGTCATGCCATTGTTGTTCAGCGCGTTCTTGAGTGCAATCAGCACCAGACCACCGTCTGACATATCACCAACCCACACAAGGGAATTCAGATAATCAGTTCCCTGAATTGCAGTGTGCATCTTGACAGTGGTCTTCTGACCAGTGGTGGAAGATTCACCAGTGGCAAGCACCTTCGCAAAAATTTCCGGCCTGATTTCTACCAGCGTACCAGTAAGCTGTGCGTCCACGGAGTCCACAAACGCGCCACCCTTGAACCGATAACGCTTGCCGTCAACCTCAGGCTCACGGATTTCGCTGGTAACAACGAACGTACCGCCGCCACGGGTTGCGCCGAGCAACTTTGTGCTGTCCTGCAATGCTGTCGCAAGTGCCGCTCTCAGCGTGGTTGCGTTCTGATAGGAGGAATAATCAAACCCAATCAGAAATGCGCCAGCATTCAACTGCAAGTTCTGAAATGTTTCAGTTCTGCACGGAGTAACCATTCCTGCAACTGGCATTCATTTCACCCCTTTATTTGTGATAACAATTTATCTGCATATTGATATATGCGTACCTGATTTCCGGGTCTTCGTCCGTCTGCAACTGGACAAACGGTGTTCCCGGCCTGATAACCACATAACCGCCATCGCAGGTGATTCTGACACCATCTCCGATTGCGGCTTTTATTTCGTCAACCTTGTCCAATATCGCGGCATTGCCAGTGTCACGATACCAGACTTGTGCGTAATGCGTAGCGGGAGCAAGCGGCTCAGATTCCACAAGGCTGTATGTGATGTACGGCAGTTGCGCCTCGTCCGGGACAGTGCTGGTTGTGTAGGCTGGCAGTCCGAAACCACTGTAAAATTCGTATAACGCTTGTGCAGTGTTTATCATGTCAGTTCCCACCTCTCAGCGGTTACCTGCCCAATCTGGAACGTGGCAACGCTCGGTGTCTCGCTGTCGGTCACGTTAGAGGTCACCCGGAACACAGCACCATCTTCAACACGGCGAAATACATCGTGATATTGAAGCTGAATGCCCTTGTCAACTGTTACGGTATAGACCTCGGTCACGCCCTGTTTTTCGGCAACCCTTGCCGCCAAGGTGTTGTCCTTTACTACTGCCGCTTGAAACTCTGCGCCTTCTGTCCAACTGTGGACGAAACCGCCCAGCCCGTCAGAAACCGTACTGCGGTCAAGCATGACGCAAGTTTCTTTCATCACATCAATCAGCGACATAGCGTGACCCTCCCGTCAAGCAATTTTCCGATATGCGTTTAACCGTGAGCGGAACTTGTCCTGCCATGTCAGTGTGCCGCCGCTGTTCGCACCACTGCCAGAAGCCTTGGTGTACGAATAGCCGCCGAAACTCTCTGACGTGTAAGGGCTGTCCAGAATCGCCTTGTTTGCTGTCTGCCAGTCGGAAATTTCCTGCACGATTTTCAGAAATGCGTTCGGCACACCCATGGCCACCACTGTCCCGGTGAAGGTTTCCGTTGCCAGCGTCACGCCCGTCTTGCCGTCATCGTCAAATATCACACCGCCGTCATAGTAGGTGTAAATGCCGTCATTCAGCGCAGAGCCGACAATGCGGAATCTCTGACCGGGCTTGAGAAAGTCAAGGCTGATTGTGCCGTCTGCGATCTCAAACGTGTCATTGACATACATCAACTCAAAATAGTTGTGGACAAAATCGCAGACCTCAGTCAGCATCGCGCTTTCTCCCCTTTCGGGACGGTTTCTGCTCTGTCAGTTCATCGTACCCGACAATGACGGGATAGCCAAGGCGGTTCGCACTTGTTGCCAACTCCGCAAGCCGTTCCGCAGTGACGGTCAAGCCCTCCCGGGGGAAGATGTCTCCCGGGAGGTACTCTCTGAACCCGTCCGTCAGGTCGTAGAACTGTTGCTCAACCCGGTAAATCAAGTGGAGCTGACGGTGACGTCGGCAACACCGTCCACATACTCAGCCCACAGAGCCATGCCCATCAGAGCGAAGGATTCACCAACGGCAGTGTTGTAATTGCCCTGTGCATGGAAGCCAATCAGATTGGTTTCGCCCTGCACAGTGTAGTTCAGCCCCAGACGGGCAAACTCACTGTCGCCGGGGTCGATGTAGTAAAGGTCGATGTTTTCCACGGGCGTGGCAATCACATGATTGCGCGGAATCTGCGCAGCCGGGAGCAGGAACAGCGTCCGATAGCCCATGAAATTCTCAATGTAGGTCAGTCCGAAAGCGGTCTGCACAGTGATGTTCGCAGTACCAAGATAATCGTACGCATCAAGGATGTTGGCAAAACCCACAACCTCAGTGACGTCCTTCTGAATAGTGGCGAACTTGTTCAGCACTTCGCCCTGTGCCTTTGCAAGAGCGGCCTGCCAAGTGGTGGCAGTCTTGGTGTTGCGCCCGGTAGCAGAAGTCAGGAACGTATAGAAGTTGCCCAGCACGACATTCTGAAGTTTGGTCAGGAATGCGTCATCGGATTTCTCAATCGCAACCTCTGCGCCGTAGGTGTTCACATCCTCAATCGGGACGGCCTTGGCGTACTTGTTCATCGTCAGGTCGGCCAGAGTGGACTGCACAATGGTCGCCTTGCTGTACGGAATCACATTGCCCGGTGCAACAGTGCCGCTTTCAAGTGCAACATCGGCAGTGTAGGAAATCAGGCGACTGCCGGGGGCTTTGCGAATAGGACGCATAACGCCCATGATGTTGCGCAGAGCATCCCAGTTGTCGTTAAACCGGGTAACGAAATCAATTTCGCGCGCAGTTACGTTCGTGTACACATTCGGCAGACTGTCGCGAGGCTGGGTAAGAGTTTCAACTTTTGTAGCAGGCATAATCTCAACCCCTTCTCTTTCACTTCATGAGTTCTGGATGTTCAGCCAATGCTTTCTGCCGCTCCGAAGTTGACATTTTGTAACGCCCGTGTTCGTCACGCGCATAAATGTCGGCCCTTGTCAGAGTGGTGTTCTGCGCGGCTGGCGGTGTTTCCACGGTTGCGCCTTTTGTGCCAGTAGTCTGGATAAACGCGCCCCAATCGGTCTTGATGTCGGCTGTCAGTTTGTCAGCATCAACCAAATGACCGTTTTCGTCAAGCTGTTTGTCTGACAGGTCAGTGATTTTCAAAATAGCGTCAATGCGCTTGCTGTCCACATTTGCGGCTTTCAGAAGTTCAGCATATGCCGCCTTGACCTTTTCGGTCTTTTCGCGGGTAGCCGTCTCCGTCTTGTAATCGTCAAATGTCTTTTTCAGCGTGTCATATTTGGCTTTCCAATCGTCACCGTTTTTTGCTTTCAGCGCATCAAGTTCCTGCTGGACAGTAACCAGCTTTTCAGCATCCGCTTTGTACTGGTCACGCACTTCTTTCAGACCATTTACAGTGTTGGCATGTTCTTCCACAATCGCGCTGACCTGTTCGTCGGTCAAGCCCATGCCCTTCAAAAAGCTCCGAGTAACACCCATTTTCGCACCTTCCTTTTCTTTGGGGCTGTTCTTCGCCCAGTGCATTGTTGTGACAAGTTCTTCTGTCCACTCAAATATAGCGGATATTTATACGTTTGTCAAGCATTGCAAGAAAAATTGCAGTTTTTTCATGTTGCAGACCTCAGATTGCAGTTTTTCCTGCAAAATTGCAAGATTCCCTGCAAAAATGTTACAATGTTACAGTGTTACACGAAAAACATATATGCCTATAAGAGAAAAAATTTTTTTAGTTATTTTTCAGAAAAATATTTTATTTCCCGTATAGAGAGAATTTGAGTGTAACATTGTAACATTGTAACACTGTCTCTACTATCCTTATAGGATATGGGCTCTTGGCCTCTGCCAGTGTTACAAACAAAAACCGCCGTTTGTAACTGTGTAACAGCGCGGCGGTTTTGCTGGTTATGATTTTAATTCTGTTTCATACACTGTCTTGTATTCCGATATGTGATTTTCTATTGACGGTCTGATAAACGGCTGTGGTCTCATGCCGTGTGTTGTGTGCCACTGCCCTTTTGCATCCTGATACCTCCACGGGGTCTGTCTGCCGCCATCAGTGGCATAAATACCCGTGCCAAGTTCATTGTAAATTGCATACACTGGGCCAGCACCGACAACAACTGTCCTGCCCTCGTCTTCAACAGAGTGACCGATGCTGTTTTTCATTGCGCCTGTGTCTACTCGGCTTAATTCTTTTGCATAACTTTCGGCCATGCCGCCGACGATTTCAGATGCACGAGCAACCTGTTCGTTCAGCGCGGCCTTTATGTCTGTTATGTGGCTTTCAAAAACAACAACCGCCATTGTTAATTGCTCCTTCCTCTGTTGGCCTTCCACTCTTTGTATGTCATATCACCAACTGTGTAACTATGCCGTTTCCCTTCTTCATCAGTGTCATACGCAAGCCGTTCCCGGTGTGCCATCTTTTCATATTTCGGATAGACATACGTTAATGTGCATCGGCAATTGTACACAAGTTCGGGCGGTGCTGACGGGTCGCCAGGATAGTCAATTTCTTGTCCGTCAACCACAAACGGCTCATCTACCGGGACTGTTTGCCCGTCCAATTCCTGATGCGTGTCACGGGTTCTGTCATCAAGTGTAGCAAGCCATTTTTTCTTGACCTCAATTCCCATATCCTCGGCTTCGTGCAATCTGTCTATTCGTCCTGCATTCTGCGCCCCGGTCATGGCTGTTCTGGCAAACAGCACCATCTTGTCACCATTGCTGGCAGATAAGTCAGTAAACAGCCTTTTTGCAATGTCGTACACCGATTCACCTTGCACAATTCCTTGCGTCAATGCGTTCTGCACACGGCCCTCATTCCAGATATAATCCTTTTTCTCGTTGATCTTCCATTCTGGCAACATTTTCGGATTGTCTCTAATAAGCCTCTCAACCGTTTTCTGGTCATAAAATGCAAATGCGCCGAGTATCCGCAGGTCACTTTCCATTGAGTATGCAGTGTAATTCGCCGCTTCGCAAAATACGTTTTTGCTCGTTCCCCTGATGATTTCACGGGCTTTTATGTCTGCATTTACATAGACATTTGTGATGTCTGCCAACCGTTTTTTCCACATTTCTCCTTGGAAAACTTGACCTTTCAGCCAACTTTGGTATGCGGCCTTTGTAATTTTCCCGGATTGCATATCTGACAGCATTTTTGCCGCTTTCACTGCGTGGTCGGCAAGAAAAGTATCCATTTTTGATTTTATTTCATGTTCAGCTTGCGCGTATACTGCCCGAATTTTCCGCGCAAGCTGTTTCACCTGTTTGTCAACGTATGTCTCCACATAGTCAGCCAAATTGCAACACCCCCGTAAATGCCGCTATTTTACGTTTTAAGCGCGTCCAGCACTTCACAATATAAATACCCGTGTAAAGTGCCAGACGCGCTCAGAACGCAAATTAGACGGATTCCTGTGCGTTTTCGTCCTGCTGTTCAGTTTCGCCCTGCTGTTCGCCAATGTCAAACCGCCCGGACGCTTCTATATCCCGTCTGTACAGTATGCCGGGAATCTCATCCGAGGTGATGTTCGGCAACTTTTGCAGGACGGTTTCATCATCAAGATACTGCGCTTCAAGCATGACCATATCAACCTGTTCTTTCTGATTGCTGATTCTGTTCCGCTTGAAAACGGGAGTGTCCTCAATGCCAATCAGTGCGAGAATCTGCTGGACGAACTTGATAATCTGATACTCAAAATCGTCTGCATTTTCGTCCAATGGCTGATAGGCGGCGTCAATGTGGTCATTTGTAGACCCAGCCGCGATTGTATGCACATCCAGACCGCCGAAATCCTCGTAAATACCAGCGCGTATGCCGTCCAGATACGCCTGTCTGGCCTGATACGGGATTTCCTGCGTGTACGGTGTCACCGCACTGTTGTCAGTGTCAGCGACCGCGATGTGCTGAATCTTGAGCCTGTCCCGGAAACGCGCAAGTTCTGCATCCGTCATGCCACTGCAATTTGACAGAATCCAGTAAATTTGTGCGCAATCCGTCAAATCGTTTGCGAACCCTGACCGGATGAGGTCATAACTGTCAATAGCCCTCTGCATCCCGACCAGCGTTGACTGATGCAAGCGGCTACCCCACAGCGGCACAATCGGCAGTGCGCCATAGTTTTCACCGCCAACCACTTCCAGACCGTCAGCTTCGGAATAGACATAATTCTGCTTGTATGCGCGTTTCGGCTCGACCAATTCAAAATTCATCTTGCCGCTGTGCCGACCACCACGGTACTTGCTATAACCGTCTTCTTCATACAGAATCGCGGTCATCTGCTTGTCCTTGTCCAACTGCCAGAACCGAATGCCAGCCCGGAGCGCACCCGTTTCTTCATCCCACAGCGGCACAAACTCGGTCAGCGGGAAAACGTATAGCCTGTCCAGATTCCAAAACCCGAACGATACGCCATGAATCAGCGCTTTATATGCGGCATTTTTCAAGGCAGTGTCGAAGTCATTGCCCAGCAATTCATCCGTGGTGTCCACCGTCTGTTCAACACCGTCAACCAGCCTTTTCTCTTTATGCTCGCTGAACGAAACACCATTGCCCAGCGAGTACATGCACCGCTGTGTGTTCAGACGGTTGAAAAAGTTGCTGGCAATGCGGTTGTTCGCGGCAGTGAAGTCAACCACTTCCGAACCCGTGCCAGTAAAGATTGTGCGCACATAATTGTAAATGGTTTCGTTTTTCTGCTTGTCGTAGTTGTCAGCACTGACCGCCACCCGGTACATCTCCGAACTCATGTGCTGATTGATAGCCTTGCCAATAAAGTCAAGCACGTTCGGCTCTTCGAGGAAGTCTTGATAGGTTAAAAGCATCATTCATCATCCTTTCCAATCATCCAACCTTCTGGCAGTCCGAAAGCCCAGTGCCTGAAGTCGTGCCATTCGTACAGCTTGTGGCCTTTCCGCTGTTTGCAAATCTGGCGCAAGGCCGCATAGCTCATCATCACGGTTCGCCGCTGAATGAAACCGCTCGGAAGGTTCTCAATGATCTGCCGCCAACATGCCTTCTTCATCTCCGGGGTTTCTGCGGCAAGATAAAATCCACGCATGATTTCGAGCAAGTCAACCACGCTCTGACCGACGTTCTCGGAAAACATGTCCTTGCTGAATGGCCTCTTGGTGATCGTGTGCATTGTGGAGCAACTCAGCTTTTCGACCCCGGTGCGGTACGTGTCAAACTCCTTCCACCAGTAAAGCGGAGCCTCTATTTCTGCCCACACTATGCACATGCGGAGATGCTTACAGTGTTCCGTTCCGGCGGCACTCAGCTTTTCAGACAGTGCCTTGTCCGCCTCTCCAATCAGTCCGTGGTGGGTGTCGCTCTTTTCCCAACTGTCGTACGGGTTTCGCATTGCGTGGATTGCCGGGCCGATACCCGCAACCTCAAGTGTTTTTATTTTTATCATTCTTTCAACCTCCAAACACGGATTGATAACTGTCTAACGCCCTTCTATCGAACAAACGACACACACAAGCCGCACTATCACAGTTGGATACAAGAATTCCATTTGCATAATAACATCCAGCCTTTTCAACTGTCAAGTTGTACACTGGAATAATATTGCTGTTTGCATTTTGCACAACAAAATTTGTGTCCGACATTGTGCGCAATGAATGTCTTTCCGCAATGTGCGCATTTTTTCTCGCACGGCTGGAATTTAAGTCCAATTCTGCGCCGCCTCGCTTTTTCACAGCAACTTTGAGAACAGAACCGTTGTTGCACAGTTCCAAGATACGTTTTGCCACAGAATTCACACTGCTTTTCAATGTTGTGCTTGTTTGCTTTGACAATAGATTCTTGTGCGTGTTTGCTATGCCATTCTGACCCGGCTTTGCTTCTGTGCCATTCTTTTGCTTTTTCTTGTTGTGCAAGCAATTGTTCTTTATTGCGCCACCTATATTCACTGTCTTCAAGATTTTTCCTTGCATGGCGCGACAAATGTTCCCCAGCTTGTACACACTCCAAGTTGCTAATGTCGTTATTATCGACATCACCATCAATGTGGTGTATGTGATACCCTGCCGGGATTTCCCCGTTGTAATATTCCCAGACGGCTCGGTGCAACTGCCTCGCATTTTTGCGCTCGCAATTTCTTGTTGTGTGCTTGAAGTAATATCGGCTCTTTGGATTTCTGACATAGGTTTCGCCGTTGAACACAACAACCTTGTTTTCCATACAATCAACTCCTTCAAGCTGATTATATCATAACTCGCCACGCAAGCCAAACTATCTGCCCGTGAAAAAGTCCCGTTACACTTGTCAAAGATTTTGTGGTCAGGTGTAGCGAATAGTCCATGATAATTCTGAACGGCCTTGTAACCCGTCACACCAGCGAACAACACTTTCCGAACACCAGCGGGAGTAATGACATATTCACCGATTTTGATGTCTTTTATTGGTTTGTCACCAGTCAGTGTTGCAATCAACGTGTCACCAGCAAGACAGGCATCGTCATGTTCTGCATCCTCAGTGTAATCCATTATCTGCGCCAGATAGTCTTTGTCTGTGCCGTCCAACCAGACAATATTCCCCCACCATTTACGGAGATAGCTGGAAATTTTCATGTATTTGTTTTCGCGCTCTGTGTATGTGCGCACTGGCATTCCCGGCATCAGCCTTTTGATTTCCTTGCCGAGAAACCCCTTGTCCGCATTGTCCTCGCAGTACACAGGCGCACAAGCAAACCTCTCGCAGTCCGCGAGAATCCGCTCCAACACTGTGTCGATATGATTATGCCACATTTTCCCGTACATGTAAAGAGTGTCACCAACGCGCTGTCCGCAGGTGAATGCAGTGTAGTCTTCGCCACCGTAGGCCGCATCAATGTGCGCAATCCCGTCACGCAAGAGTTCGGGCTGACTGAAAAACTTTGGCGCGGTTTCAAACAGTGCATTCTCAGATGCAATATGCCGCAACTCATAGTTGGCTGCGAACAGTGATGGAGACATTGACTGCCGTATCTGCTCCAATTCTTCCTTGCTGATAATCCCGGTGTCGTAACAAGTGAATTTCTTCGCTTCTGGCATCAGCGTGTAAGCGTCTTCCTTGTGCCACGGGGTCAATGTATTGAATATTCTGCCGCCACGGTTTTTGATATTCTGCAATTCCTGATAGACCAGCTTCGTCCTGTCTCGCTCGGCCTTGCTGATTCTGTCCTGCAAATTGATTATATCGTCAGTGAAAATGCGGTCATAGTGCTTGCCTGTCAGACTGCCGCCAGTACCAATCCCGATTAGTTGCGCAGAACCTTTTACATCTGTTGACAGGTTTGTGCTGATTTCATTTGCCGTCTGTACGGTCAGTTTCAAGTCAACACCGTAAATGCACTGCACAAAGTATTGCGTATGCGGGTCGAGCAGGATTTTCTGCACCTGTTTTATAACTTCCTTGATGTCAGTGTCCGTCTTGCGCATGAACATTGTGCGCAGTCTCGGCAGAAGTATGATAATTTCTGCCAGCGCAATAGACACACAGGTGGTCTTGTAGCTTGCGCGGTGTGCCATCAGCGTCCCGTCTTCCTTGCCCCTGACCATTGACACAATCCAACTGTTATGCAAAGAGCCGAGCTTAGTAAAGCCCAGCATCTTTGCATATTCAACGGGTCGATTTATCAGAAAATCAATTGCTTGTTGACGGGTCATTATTCGTCCCCTTTATAGACATCCGGTAACGGCATCCAAGCTATAACGTTTGGTGTATTTCCTTTTGCCCAGAATGGATTTTCGTGAGCATCTGCACAATGATTATCCAATTTGTCGATACGGATGATTTTCTTTCTTCCGTCAGGATATTTGCTTACTTTCTTTCGTCTATTGTCATAAAGGCAAACAAGCACATTGACACCAAGCTCTGGCAGTCGTTCAGAACACGGAATCCAACTGTCTTTTACTTGCTTTGTTGCTATCGCTTCGCATTCTTCTTTTGCTGAATAATCATAAAGGTCAAGCGGTGCTGAAAGTTTCATCTTTCTGCTTTTGTTTGACTCTTCAATCCAGTTCAATGCTTCTGTCGCTGTCTTGGTGTAATGGCCACTCCCGCCATATTGTACGCTCCAAGGCATTTCAGAAAACGGGTTAAAAAGGACAGCCAGTGGTTCACCGTTTGACTGCAATTTTTCACACATAACAACCCATCCTTCACCCAGCTTATGAGTTTTTTCCCAATAATATTTTTTACCCATTATCAAGCACCGCCCTTTCCACTTCGTCAATCACTGTCTGGTCAACCTCTGCAAACATAACCTTTTCAACGGGCTTTTGTCCGACCGTATCACGCAACACTTCAAACGCCTTTACATTGCCCTTCATGACTTCTGAAAACAGCTTTTCCGTGATTGCTTGCGCCCCTGTTCTGGTCACGCCTTTCTTGTCGGTGTAGGTCTGTTCAAGCAGAAGTTCAAGAGCCTTGCGCAAGTCGCGTTTTTCCCGTCTGGCCTGCGCAGATGCTATAACAGCTTTCTTGTGGTCTTCTTGCGTAAATTTATATTCTCCCGGCCGGAGGTTTTGTTCGTTAGCCATCAAATCACCTTATTCTTCGTCATCTGTATATTGCTCCAAATCCGGGATTTCAACATCACCAAGACGTTCTGTTGCTTTTTTCGGGTCGCCTTTGACAAAGCACAGCGCATATTGATGTGTGCGGCCCATCTTGCGCGTTGATTGAAACGCTTTCCCGGCGCGAATAGGCAGACTGCCGATTGGAGTAACAACGATAAAATCATTGTAATAACGCATTCCTGCGCTTTCCATTGCGCGAACGGTCAGCCCGACAAGGTCACGCAGAAAACCCTTTTTGTCACGGTAATTGCCAACGACAACAACGGCGAAGCGGTCATCCTTGAGCATTTCAACGGTTCTGTTCAGAATTTCCGTATATGTTTTGTCAAAATCATCTGCCGACATATTGCTTATATCTGCCGGGTCATCACTGTACACTTCAAGGTCGCCGTATGGTGGACAGGTCAGCATGAAATCATACTCGCCGCTGGCAAGTGTTTTGATGTTCATGCTATCCCCGCAAATCCATACGGGCGCACAGGTCGGCTTTATGGCTTCGCCTTGCACGATGTTTGCATCAATCTGTTCCTGACGCAGGTCAACGCCAGTATAATTCCGTTCAAGCGTACCTGATACAATACCGCGCACACTGCCACCCGCAAACGGGTCAATTATGCGGTCACCCTTCGCAGAGAACCACGACACAACCAGTTCCGTCAGAACAGGGTCAAATATTGATGTTCCAGTGTCGCTCATTCTGCCCCCCCCCCCACTATTTATAAAAAGATATTTGTCTTCAAATTCCTGATTGCTTATAGTGCGCCCCAGCCGCTTTTCAACGGCTTTTTTCTTGCGCATATAATCAGGTTCTATTGCCGCCTTGCTCTCGAACAGTAGCCCCACGATATGTTCCCCTCCTGATTGCTTCACGCTTTTCAATCAGACCGTCAGCGTATGCCTTGGCCTTTTTTGATACGAGTTCAGTCTGGTGTTGTTCTTGAAGGCTTTGCTTCGTTCCGCTCTGCCCCCCCTCGTGGAGGAAGTTTGCCTCTGGATTGCTCCTTGTATTGTAAGCAAGTCCCCCCCCTACCAATTTCGGAGTGAATTCCCATGTTGACCCATGCTCGTTTTCGCGCAAGCCAATCTGGTTTATTGGCGTAAATCACAGAAAAAGGCGGCACAAGGTATCTGTTCGCCAGACTGCCTTTTTGCTCTTCATCAGGTTCAAAATCCGTGCCGTCATCATCAGGAATGCCAAAATCAAAATCGAACCCTTCAAAATCCAGCCCGTCAATGTCATCTGCCAGTGTATCAAAATCAAACCCGGTTTCCGCATTCGTCTGGTTGTCAGCTATGCGCAATTCCCGGATGTCTTCCTCAGTCAGTTCGTCAGCCGTCTTGTCAATAACGTGATATGGCATTTCGCAACCCAGCTTAAGCGCCGCCAGCCGTCTGCCGTGACCGATAACAAGCACGTTGTCCGCAGTGATAACTGTGTCCTGTTGCCAGCCGAACCGCTTGATGCTGTTCACGATGTTTTTAATCTGCTTGTCTGTGTGGATTTTTGCGTTTTTCTCATAAGGTGTGACTGCGTTCGGGTCAATCCAGTGTGCGTATTTGCTGTGGTCAAATGCCTTGCTTTTCAAACTGTGTTCCTGCCTTTCTGTCGCCGTCCAGCATGTCCATGAGTATCAGCATGACAAGATAGCGGCTGACCGTTGTGTGTTCTTCCTGCGCCCGTCTTTGTAGATATGTCCGCATTTCCGCAGGCAATCGGAAACCAACTGTTGCATTTTGTGCCACTTCCATTCGCGGCATCCGCTTCACCTCCTGTGTGTTAAACATACCACATCGGAGATTGTTTGTCAAACAAAAACCGCCTTTTCGGCGGTCAATCGTGCGGGATGATAAATTCTTCTGCTTGTTTGTAAAAATCTCTGCTGATTTCAAAACCATAGCTTGACCGCCCAATCTCGTATGCGGCGCGGAGCGTTACGCCAGAACCAGCGACCGGGTCAATCACAACATCTCCCTCGTCAGTAAACAACTCAATCAGACGTTTTAACAGTCCAACAGGTTTCTGTGTCGGATGAATCTTTTTGTATTCCTTCGCGCTGTCTCTGCGCCACTCAAACCAATCATAGACCATATGACCGCCATTGCGAAACTTTGGCAATTTGTCCCGGTATAACAAGATTGCATGTTCCGTTGCGCCAACAACGCGCATGTTTGCTTTCAATACCTGTGGACTGTAATTTTTCACGAACGTCAGCGGTATGTTGTTTTTGAACCCGTATTTTTTCGCTGTGTCAATCAGAAACGGAATTTGCTGAAAACTGCAAAACACAATCATGCACGGCGCATCAGAAGATTTTCCTCTGCCATTACTCTTTTTCGGCTCTTTTTTGAGAAGCCTGTTGCAGAAATGAAAGTATTCTACGATGTTGAAATTGAAATCACTGTTGAATGCGGCCTTGCCAGCTAATTTGCTCTCACCATTCTTGTTGTCACCTCCAATGTACCATGATGGATTAGACCCATAGAAATTTGTCCCAACATTATACGGGATGTCTGCAATGACCAACTGCGCTTTTGGAATGCCATACCGCTTGAAATTCTGGAAATTGTCATTGTACAACTCACACCGCACAGGCTTCTTTCTGACCATGGCAGTAGTTTTCTGCTCTGTGGTTTCTGACGGAATCATGGAAAGTTGTTCATTCATTCCTCAAATCCTCCTTCACTTTTCAGTACCCTGTTCCCGTGTTCATCCTCAACACACAGTGATTTGTACACCAGCGTGTGAATGCTGTCGTACCTCTGTTCCGCTTCTGCAAGGTTGTCGTAAATGTACTCGCACGGCAGACCATTGTAAGTGTCACCTTTGACGATGCAGATAGGCTTTTGCATTGTTTGCACTCCTTTCAACCCTGTGTGTACCATGTAGACCCGCAACCATTCGCGGCGGCATTGTTCTCGGCGTTGTTCAAGTTGGTGATAAGGCTTGCAATTGTTTTCGGCTGGCAGTTGATTTTCTTGTTGCCGCGCTCATGCTCCCAGCTTTTGCCCTTGAGCAGAGTGTAACCGAAATAGTCAATCAGTTCCGGGAGCGTCCGTGTGACTTCCCTGTCGTGTCTGCCGTGAATGATAACTGTGTACTGCTTCATTGTGTCGTCCTCCTTTACGCCATTACGATTTTCCAGCCACGATTCTGATACTGTTCAATCTGTTCCCAAGTCTTGCACTCCACTGTCTTGTAACCCTTGATTGCGAATGCGATTGTCTGACGTTTCATTGTGTTGCCCTCCTTTTTCTGCCGGGGAATTATGCCGCCCCGGCTCGGCTTGTTCTTTACTTGGTTTCCGGCTTGTTCCACAGCGCATGTATGTACATGTTGTTTGTGAAGTTCATATACGTCTTGTCGCCGCCCTGTTCAAGCTCGCGCTCTCTGTTATTGTCGAATTGCTTTGCAAGCGGACTGTCTTCGGGTTCGCTCCAAAGGCTGAATCCTTCCGGGAAGTGGCTAAACTCTTTGTAGTAGCCGCTTTCCTCGCGCTCGGTGTACTTCTTCTCCGCAGCCTTAGCGACGCTTTTGAGCACCATCAGCACGAAATCCGGCTTGACGCTTTCAAGAATGCGATCCATTGCCCAGTTGGCTTTATCTTCATCGCCCATCATCTTGATAAGTTCCTGCTTTGTCATTTCCTTGCCCTCCTTCTGTCAAGGTCATTACCAACCTTGCAAGTTTATTATAAAGCATATTAATAAATATGTCAACCCTTTTCCGAAAACTTTTTATGCAAATTTTCTGCACAAAAAATAACGCCAGTCACCCAGCGTTATTCCCCTCTACATCCCCACCAATGCGGAGGAATTGTATCCCCCAATGGTCGGAAG